TTTGATACGAGAGATAGTGGTGCTGATGCAAATGCTGGTAGACTTTATATTGCCACAAATCAAGTACGCTTTAATATCGGTGGCAGTGACGTTGTTACATCTGGCGCAACAACTCTTTCTGCAGATACTTGGTATCACATTGCTATCACTAGAAGTGGTACTAATTTGAAGTTATTTGTCGATGGTTCCGAAGTTGGAAGCACCACTAACAGTACCGATTTAGGTTCCACAAAACGTCTCTTTATTGGAGCAAACTTCGCTGGTTCTAATCCTTTCTCTGGTCATATTGATGAGTTCAGGGTTTCTAACACTGGTCGCTATAGCGCAGAGTTTACACCACGCAACGGTATCTTCCAAGGTGACAGCAACACCAAACTTCTTCTTCACTTAGATGGTGAAGATGGTCAGGTATATGACCAAGATTGGTCTGGTGGCGAATCTCTTACCAATGGTGAAGAATTCCACAATGATGCAATCTTAGCAACTTCTAGACTTGCTGGTGCTCCTGTTGGATTCACAGGCAACTCCCACAGAGTTTATAATGCAGCAGAGTCTATTCGACTCAACTTAGACTTCATTGCTAAGGAAACCGTTTATCTGCTGACTCAGCAATATCCTTCTTTGGTCATTCCTGGCGGTAACGTAAATTGCGAAGATGATATTCGTGATGTCTTAGAAGAACTTATCGAAGACCTTAAGAATGGATCCAACAGCCACATGTGGGATGCTGCTGCACTTTACGTTGATAGAACTCAGAATCCTGTAACACTCAACCATGTTGAGACTGAGATTACTGAAACTATCTGGGCATATAACAAGGTTGATGAAATGCTTCAGTATATCATCAACAACGTTGCTTGGACAGTTCAGGGTAATCATGGATTGACTCAGACTCTCAATACTGACGCAACCAACATTTATGAGACTGGTTCTGCAAACCTTAACAACTGTGCTGACGTTTATACCACAATTAATAACCTGATTGATATCCTGACGGATACTCTTTCTGAAGCAGATACTCCTAGTGCAACTCTTGACGGTGACCACCTCGGCACTATTACCAAGGTTGAACCTGCATTTGAATTTGTTGGTGGAACGGTTGATGCATTCTATGAAGTACCATTTAATGTTGATTATCACAATGGTACTAGTGACACAATCTATACAAATCAAGTAGATACTGATTCTAGACATAGATTCTATGATGCTGCAAATCTGATTCGCAAGAATCGTGCTGTTATCATTGATAAAGCATCTGCAGACCTTATCAACAGATATCCAGACCTTGCTTTGGATATGCCTAGAAATGCTGGAGGAACTGGTGATGGAACCTTGCGTTGTAAAACTGATTTGGGTCTCATTTTAGACGAGATTGCAGATGATATTCAGTATGGTGGTAATATTAATACCGTTGGTGCCGCTAAATTCTATCTTGGTACTAATGATATTCTTCTTCATATTCGTTTGCAAGTATGGCAATCCGTCTATGCTCACAATCGCCTTGGATATTACGCAAAACAAGCAATTAATGGTGATTTAGATAGTACAAATACAACCAACATTATTGTTGGTGATTGGGGCATCACTAATGACCCAGGTGGTTGTGCTGATGTTCAAACCGCAATTGATACCTTAATTAATACTCTTAATGATATCATTGCTCCAACGGATAATGATTATGCAATCGCTGCAGATAGACTTTATTTCAATAGAGACTATATCAAAGATGAAATCTTCGGTCTTATCAATGATTACCTTACATATACTTTGAACAATGTTAACTTCACTGCATTTACTTATGCTAGTGAGTTGAATATTGAAGATTTAATTATTGCTATTATTTCCGACCTTCAAACTGGCGGTAATAATAGCAGTGTTGCTGAAATTGAGAAGTATTTAACTGCTGCACTCAATTTGACTACAATCGACAATGTTCTTCCCGCAGCAATTTTTGCACTGGAAAAACTTAAGGAACTTGGTGAATATGCCATCAACAATAACCTTTATGATAGGGGAACTACTGTTCCTGCTGGTCAATATTCTGCTGTACATGCAACTCAAACCGCATATAGAGATACTGAAAGTCCAGTAACGATTGCAAACCCATATGCAAGATTTGGTGTTCTTGTCGATGCATTAAAGGGTGTCATTTCTCCTGGTGGAAATGAATCCGTTCATGCTGCAAAACAAATTCAATACAATGAAAATTACTATAAGGATGAGTTAGAGTCAATTGTTGACAGTCAATTTGGTTCTGGTTCTTGGACTTATGACGATTTTGTTGGAACCATTGTTGATGACATGGTTCATGACTTAATTATTACTGATACTTCTGATACTATTACAGCATACACAATTGATGTTGAAAGTGCTAGTGATGTCTTTACTGTTGGTGAAACTGTAACTTCTAGTGGTACTGGAACTGCAGATGTTCTTGAATACGATGAAGATGGCGGTAAACTATACGTTGGTGCTTTCACTGGAACTGCTTGGGCTGCTGGTGATACCTTGACTGGTGGAGATTCTGGTGCAACTGCAACTATTTCTGGTGGTGGAACTGGTTCTGTATTCTTTGATGGTTCTAATGATTACTTGAGAATTCCTTCTGTCAACTCTTCGTTTGCTTTTGGTACTGGTGCGATTACTTTCGAGTGCTGGTTTAGACCAACCACTACAGGAGGTGGACATATTACTGGATCTACTTCTGATAACTTCAATATTTTCTATGGAACTGGAAATATCGGTTTCTGGGGCGGTTCTGGAACATTCATGAATTTTGGTGCTAATGTTACTGTAAACACATGGCACCATGTGGCAATTGTTAGAACAGGCACTGGTTTTAATCAAACTCAATTCTACTTCAATGGAAATAGGATTGGTTTTGGCACCTGGCAAACAAACTATGGTGCAATTGAACTGCTGCTCGGTCGTCCTAATCTTAGTGGTGGTAATGAGTTGGATGGTTATCTGTCCAATGTTAGAGTTCTCAGAGGCGTTGCATTGTACTCTGGTTCTGGATTCCAAGTTCCCACAACACCATTAAGTGTTATTTCTGGAACTGCCCTTCTTACTTGTCAGGGTGCTGCATTCACAGATGCTAGTACTTATAACCATACAATCAATCCACAGGGTAATGTTGTTGGGGGAACAACTCCCAGCCCATTTGCTTCATCTGGTGGTGTAAGTTCTTCTTACGATTGGTATAATAATCCTGGCAATATTAAAGTCCTTAATACTGCTAGAAATATTGTTTCTCCTATTGAAGGTCTTACCTCGACTACTAACCTCTTCCCATCACCAGAAGATTTAACTTCTAGCGGTTGGACAAGTAACGCTATTACTGTTATTACTGATAATATCGATGCTCCAGATAATACAACAACAGCAGATAAATTAGTAGCTACTAATGGTTTTGGTGGATTTAAACTGCATTATAAGGACTTTACGGTTGATTCATTTACAACCTTCGATGATACTGCGGCACGCTTTGACTCTGGCACTGTTACCTTTGATGCTGGTACTAATGCAAATGATGAGAACCGTACATATACCTTCTCGTCCTTCGTTAAGGCAGGTGAATCCAGTCAAATGAGACTGCAAATTGAACTTGACCCTGCTGTTGGTGGTAAAATTGTATTCGTTGATGCTAATTTAGCAACAGGAACAGTGGGAAGTACATTTGTTGCTGGTAATATTAGTTCTCCTGCTGCTGGTATTATTCCTTATGGTGATGGATGGTACAGAGTTTATGTTAGCGTAACCTTTGGATATGGTATTTCTGTTCTTAGAACAAGATTCTGGGTTAGAAGTTCTACTGGTGCCTTCACATATACTGGTAATGGTAATGACGGACTTTATGCCTGGGGTACTAAGTTAAATATTGGACTCCTTGACCCATATACAGCAGTTTCTGGAAGAATCTTCTACTCGGATACTGATTATAACATTAAGAATTACATCATGGATTCTCTTCAGGAGTTTATGAGTCAAGCACTCAATAACTCTTTGACTTCCCCATCAACAAATGCTGGTTCCTACAAGTATTTTGATTCCACCATTTCGTCTTCTTATACTAAAGAAACCATTGATGCCTTTATTAGATATCAACTGAATATTATCAGAAATCAGTTGAATAATAGTAATTACTATGTTGATATTGAATCTAACAACGCTATCACGGTTCCTTCTAAGACTTACGGCACACGTACAATTCCTGTAGGAATCGGTGGCGGTATCTTTGGTTCTGAATACTTCTATGGACTTCAAAGTGACGCATCGGGTGAAGTTGAAAGACTTGCCCTTAATGAAGGTCAGGTAGTGAAAGTTTACAAGAGATTCCGTATTGATGGTGATATCACCGATGGTCCATTCACTATGAATGAAACCGTTTCTAAACAGGGTGCTCCAACTGTAACTGGTGTTGTTTATGGATTCTATGAAGATGAGAACTACAAATATCTTGATGTTGAAGTAACTGCTGGTCCTTGGGCAATTACTGATACAATTGTTGGTGCGGAAAATAGTACTACCGCTCAGATTAGTGCAATTGAAAATCGTTTGCATGTTATTGACCTGATTGGCACCTTCACTGAAGATATTCCCTTCAAGGGATATACTTCTACGGAAACTGCTACACCAACAGGATTCTTAAATACTCAAGCGGCAGTAACTAGTAACGTCGGTGGAACTCTTACCGTCGATACTGAGTCTCTTCAAGGAACATTTGAGACAACCAGTGTTGTATATCCAGAAACATCGAGACAGTATCTGGAAGTTTCTAAGTTTGCGGGTCTTGATGTTAACATCGGTGATAGAATTGCTTCTAATGGATATATTAGACTCGGTGTTACTGTCATTAACAGCCTTGAAAACTTCACTGTTGGAAACCGCCTCTATAAAGTTTCTGGTGGTGTTCAAGACACCAACACTTATGCACTTATTACTGCGGTCGATATTCCTAATAATTACATTTACATTCAGGAATATCAAGGAACGTTCCAAAATGGTGACGTAGTTGGTGATTATGGAATTGGTGAAAGTTTCCCTGTTGGATATGCTTCGATTTCTACTAAGTTTACTGTAGCAGGAGCAGGTGCTGCCAGAGTTCAGGATATCCGCGCCGCTGGTTTAAATACCAGACTGTATATTTCTGAAATTGATGGAACATTTGATATCAAAGATTCCATTATTGGTCCAGATAACTATGAAGCAGTAATTGTCGCTAAAGATGAATTGAAGGCTCGTGTTAAGCGTGCTTTCAGAGGATTTGATGGAACTCAAACGACATTTAACCTCACAACTGATAATGGCACTTCATACCTGCCCGATCCTGCAGGTCACCTGCTGGTATTTGTCAATGGCATTCTTCAACCTCCTGGAGCAACAAATGCATTTACAGCATTCTCCAACCAAATTCAGTTCACCGAACCACCAGAACTTGGTGCATCCTTCACTGGATTCTATGTTGGTAAACTGAGACAACTTGATGATATCTCCTTTGAGTTTGACTCTCTGCGTCAATCATTCAACCTTAAGCGTAACGATGTTTTCTATTCGCTCACGCTCACAGATGGTGTACAGTCGAGCACAATTAGACCCGAAAATAATATTATTGTTTCTCTTAATGGCGTCATTCAAGAACCTGGAGTTGCCTTTGAGATTGTTGGTTCTAGAATCATCTTCTCTGAAATTCCCCGCGTAGGTTCCACATTTGTTGCGTTCTCTTACGTTGGTTCTGAGGCAGACGTTGATGCTGCTGAAGTTATTCCTCCAATTGAACCAGGTGACTTTATTGCAATTCAAGGTGAAACCGAGGATCGTGAGGTTGCGGTTATTGAGTCTTCTAACTCACTCATCACCTTCGATTATCTTGGTTCTGTCTTTGGTCAGGATGCTAACGCAACTGCAGTTCTCACAAGCGGTTTCATTGATAATGTTCAGGTAACTTCGGGTGGTTCTGGATATACATCCAGACCAAATGTTAGAATTGACTCTATTTCTGGTTTTGATGGTAATATCAAAGCACTGGTTGGTGTTGCTGGTATTGAAATCTCTAACGCGGGTAGCGGATATGTAAATCCAAACATTGAGATTGAAACATCTGTTCCTGATGATTGGACTGCTCCAAATCTTGCTGATTATGGCGAAGAATTGGTAGACCCAGAAATAGTTTCGTAAACTAATCGAATAAATAACTAAAAATTGTAGCGAGTAATGGCTAAACAAACACTAGGTCTTGGCGCTGCCGCAAATGATAATACAGGTGATACTCTTCGTACTGGCGGCGACAAGATTAATGATAATTTTAATGAACTCTATAGTGCAATCGGGAATGGTTCTACACTACAAGTTAGTGTTACCAATCCCGCTGTAGGTCATGTTCTTCGTTATAATGGTAGTTCATTTGCACCTTCAGATTATAGTTTATTGACATCTGCTTTAGATGTTAATGGCAATTCTATTATTTCCAGTTCTAATGGAAATATTGCAGTTGCTCCAAATGGAACTGGAGATATCACTCTTTCTGCTGGCAGTGTAACTTCAACATTTGATGGTGCTACTGGAGACATTGATTTTCCAACTAAAATTTCGTACAAGAACGAATATGGTTCTGTTGGCGCCGCCCCTGCGGCTGCTACATATCCTGGATATTTCTTCACTGTAGACGGCGATGATAATCCATATGTAAACATGAATATCACTGCTGGTGGTATTGGTGATACTAGAGTTTCTTTATTAACCCAGTACAGTGGTCTTGGTGACTTAGATAATGTTGATTTGACTACTAATGCACCAACAACAAATCAAATTCTGAAGTGGGATGGAACTAATTGGATTCCTGGTGATGATGCCGCTGGCGCATCTGCACAAAATTTGTTTGCATCATTTGTTGCTGATACTGGAACTACAACCGCAAACAGCACTAGTGATACTTTGACTGTTACTGGAGGCACAAATATTGCTACCAGCATAGTTGGGGATACATTAACAATTGATTTTGATGGAACTTTAACTACTACATTTGCTGCCTTAACGGATACTAATGTTTCTGGTATTACTCAAGGCGATTCGTTATATTGGAATGGAACTAGTTGGATTGTTACTCGTAGTCCAATTACTTGGTGGGAATTAGGAGCAAACGGATCAACGGATTTTACCTTCAACGGTCCTGGATTTTCTGCTGCTACAAATGACCCAACTCTCTATGTTCAAAGAGGGATGTCGTATGCTTTTGACAATTCTATTTCTGGTGGAGCACATCCATTTAGAATTCAAAGCACTCAAGGATTGACTGGCACTCCATATACTACAGGTCAAACTGGAAGTGGAACCTCTGTTTTATATTGGACTGTTCCTATGGATGCACCATCGGTACTGTACTATCAGTGTACAATTCACGCAGCAATGCAAGGCACAATTAACGTCGTAAGTTGACAAATGGCAAGAAATGTTCCTGGATCTGGCGCTTCAATCGAACCAATCTTTGACGAGGTTTTTGGTGTTCGCGCAGTTAGAATAGTCAATGGAGGTAGCGGATACGATCCTGCAGACCCACCTAGATTAACCATTTCTGGTTGCGGAACTCCTGAAACTGAGGCATTGCTGTATCCAATTATTGATGAAGATTCAGGAAAAATTATTCATGTTCGTGTTTTAGAAAGGGGAAGAGGATATAACCCACTGAGGTTAAAAATTACACCTCAACAAGAAACTCCAAATATTATCAATTCTTTTGATATTAATAGAATTTGGCAATCTCATCCAAATTCTTCTACTACTGGTAGTTTTCAAGTTCAAGGCAATGACGTAACCGATAGAATTCGTATTACATCGGATAATCATCCTAAACCATCTCAAGTCATTCTATCAGAGAGAGAACCAGGAGGTTCTGACACAGTATTAGATAGAAGTTTTGACCAAGTTTTTGTTTATAGGGGAGGAAAAGATGTTCCTACTCCAGAAACTAGAATAGTTCAATTAAATAAATCTTTAGGCATTTTAGCAAATGGTGGTTTGTTGCATACTCCAGATTGGGGTACTGCAGCTGGAGCTCCAGCGGGATATCATTTAGATGCAGTAAAATATTCGTATATCAAGAATAAAAATATATACGATGCTGTAATTGATAATGGTACATATTACTATCAAACTAGTAAAGTTGTAGATGAATTTTCACTTCTTAACGGTGTATTTGATTGGGGTGCAATAAGAACATTTACTTGGAATGTCAAGGTCGAATATAACAATGTGATGATTCCTGTTGCTGATGTTGACGAAAATCTCGGTTCGGTGGAAGTTGGTAGAGTTATCGACGAAATTGGTGGAACTGCTAGAGCAGAAATTTCTAAAGTCGTTAGAGATAATTTAAATAGAGTAGTCAGAATATATGCACGAAACGTTACAGGAGATCCATTTTCTGAAGATGACTTAGTTCTTGGTTCTAATGGTTTCCAGTTTAGAGTATCTGATGATATCGTTACATTCCCGAACGGTATTTTCTATATCGATTTTGGACCAGAAGCAGAGGAATTTGGTCCTTTTGTTCCTGGTCAGTATTATTTTGCTCCAGAAAATATTAGAGTTCAGCAAAATTATTTAATTCGTTGGAATCAAGCAGATGCCAGTAATCAACCATCTACCCTTCATGTTAATGGGCATCCAATGCAATTTAGCACCACTAGGGATGGTGTTCTAAATCAAAACCCAGGAACTCTGTATTACAACAGCACAGGTCCTTCTGCAGCACCTGCTGCAGACTATGAGAATGTGTTTTCACCTCTATTCTTGATGAATGCGGATGAAACCAATCGCATCTATTATTATTGTCCGTATCACAGACATATGTCTGGATTTGAAGGTGATGAAGGTTACATGATTCTTGATACTGTAAATGTTGACCCTATACCAAATGTAAACACATACTATCAAAATAGATTTTCTTTCGTTGGTGACCAATCAAGACATCCAGATGGTCACTCTAAAATTCTTGGTATGTCCTTTGATGGATATCCAATTTACGGTCCTTGGGGATATAATACATCTGGAGTAGTTGCTAGAGAATCATCCTCTTATAGACTAAGAACTAATGACGAACTTCCTGGAAGTCGTCCAATTGTTTCTGACGGTGGAACAACTAATTACACAGTCACGGTATCAAATGGAAAGTTCTATATTAATGGTTCTCTTTCTACGTTTTTGAATTTAAACAGAGGTAACACATATAACTTTGTACAAGATGATTCTAGTAACGATGCATTAAATATTCTTCTGTTTAGTGAAACAGAAGATGGGTGGCATTCATCGTCCGTTGTTGGTAATACCGAACTTTTATATCAAGATGGTGTTACATATTATCTTGAAAATGTTGCTGTAGATTATGTTACGTATATTAATGGGTACGAAAATGCTATCAATAGAAAAATCTCTATTGAAGTGCGATCCGACGCCCCAAGAATTTTATACACGTTCTCATATTTAACAGCGAGTACAGGATTTAGACTGGTTCAAGATGGTTATTTACTTGGAGATTTAGTAGAAGATTATATTTACGATTCTGCGGTGGGATCGTTGGATGAATTTAATGGGAAGTTTACCAGAACTCCAGATTATCCAAACGGAACTTACGCATACTTCTTAACAGAAGATGGTAGTGGAAATCCAACCTACCCATATGGAATTGGACCAAAGTATTATGGAACGCCTTTATTTGAAGGTGACACTGTTCCTGAACTAACGTCTTTATTCCCAACAGAATCTGCGGGTGATGTTGTCTTGAATGACAATGGAAGCATCTCGTATATCAAGATGACCAAGAAGGGAGATAACTACTTTGGTCCTGCTAGAGCAGAGATTCTTGGTGGCGAAGGTTCGGGAGCACTTGTAAGTCCTATTGTACAAACCGTTACTGGTTTGTCTCTGCTTAATTCTGGTAGAAATTATGCCACACCACCAACTCTAATTTTTGAAGGTGGTGGTGGCGGTGGAGCCCAAGGTGCAGCGGAAATTGACACATTGGGTAAACTTACATCCATTTCTATCGTTGATGCTGGTGAATTCTATCAAGAACCTCCTTATATCTTAATCACTGGTGGTGGAGGACAAGGTGCTAAAGCAATTGCTAGAATTGAGCAAGGTTCTATTGTAGGAATCGATATTACTGACCCTGGTAATGGTTACACAAATCCACCAAATATCATCTTTACTAAACTTGTAAATCTCAAGAGAAAAACTAGAGCAAGGCAGGCATTTAACTCTGGGGAAATTTATCTCACTGGTCTTGTCAAAAATGTTACTGCCAATGACACCGAGATTTATGTTGATTCTACAGATGCATATCCTGGTTCTGGTGAAATTATTATTAATACAGAAACAATTACTTACACTAACAAGAGTGCAGGTAAATTCTCTGGATTAACAAGAGGTGTAAATTTCAACTACGATCAAAGAGTTATTTTAGACCCAGGTCAAAACGATCCTCAAGGAATTTCTACTTACAAATTTAATGTTGGTGACCGTGTTATTCGTAGAATTGAAAATGCGAATAATAAAGTAGCAAAGGTTTATGACTGGGATCCAGCAACTAGAGAACTTTTGGTTACTTTTGAAGTTGATGAATTGGCATTTATTGATGGTGGTATTCCATCTACAGAAGATGCAATTGTTCAATTTGACGCTGGTGTTGCTGGTAGTGCTGGTGCTGGCGTAAGTCCTCATGTCGTGATTATATCAGAAGGTGACACTATTTCGTTATTGACCGTTCCCCTGTCAACTCTTCAAAATAGAACATTTGAGGAC